AACAAAGAGTGTGGGGGCCCGCCCCCCCCCCGACTATTCTATCGTACCGGAGGAGGACGACGATATGGATCAGGCGAAATTCAATGAGATGTTCGGTGCGGCCATGACGAATTACCTTAAAGGTCTTCAGAACAACAACTGCGGCGATTGGTCCGAAGAGGCCCGGGTTTGGGCTGAAAGTGTGGGGCTCTTTGCCGGGAACGGCACCGCGGTTGACGGCAAGCCGAACATGATGTGGCCGTCCGGTCTGACAAGAGAGCAGGCGGCCCAGCTCTTCTACCGCTTTGCACAGATGGTGGGGCTTGCGTGATGAAAAGCAGGAGAAGCCGGACCAGAGGCAAATCTGGAAGAAAACCTGACCTTTCGCAGTTTTCAAAATGGATGATCGCCGATATCCGTCCGCTGTTGTGGATCGTGACCATCGGCGGTTTTTTATTGGCTTTTTACTGTGTCCATGAGGGATACACCGGCGCGCTGCCCTGGATCGGGGGCATGGTTGGGCTGCCCTACGCGGCCCACGGTGCGGTGTGCAGCTTTTATCTGAGCCTGTGCAAGTCTGACCACCGTGAGGGCGGAATCACCTTTGAAACGGCAAAGGCTTCCAATTTCAATGTAAATGTTTCACAGACACCGGTCGGCTCTGTGGAGAGCCCGGCAATTTAAGGAGGAAGCGTATGAACGCGGAAATCATTTCGACGCTGCTGATGATTATTGGCGGGGTTACGATCCTGACCAACATCATTGTCCAGGTGGTTAAGACTGTGACCTGGGACAAGATTCCCACAAATTTCCTTGCGCTTATGGTGTCGGAGGCGCTGACACTGGCTGCCGGCGCCGCCTATGCACAAATCAAAGGGATTGCAATTACCTGGTATCTGGTATTTGCGGCTGTCGTGGTCGGGCTTCTGTCCGCCTACGCGGCCATGGTGGGCTACGATAAATTGATTGAGGCATTCAAGAATTGGCCTAAGAAAACGGAATGATGGGAGGAGACGGCAGTGATTCGTTTCAGACACAAGGGCGATTTTTCCAAGCTGACCCGATTTCTGGAAAGAGCAAAGGAGACGGTCCATCTCGGCGATCTGGACAAGTTTGGCCGGGAAGGCGTGGCCGCCCTTGCGTCTGCAACGCCTGTCGACTCCGGAGAGACGGCCGCGTCCTGGTATTACAAAATTACCAACAAGAACAACACCGTCACCATCTCGTTTCATAATTCAAATGTCCAAAATGGAGTTCCCATCGCCATTATCCTGCAATACGGGCATGGCACTGGGACCGGAGGCTGGGTACAGGGAAGAGATTACATCAACCCTGCTATCCAGCCTATTTTTGACCAGATCGCGGATTACGCATGGAAGGAGGTCACACGGTCATGAGCAAGACCATCGACGAGAGAATCGTCGAGATGCGATTTGACAACAGACAGTTTGAGCGGAATGTGCAGACCAGTCTGTCAACACTCGACAAACTCAAGCAGGGTTTGGATCTGGACGGTGCTGCCAAGGGGCTTGAAAACCTGGGCGACGCTGCTAAAAAGTGTAATATGTCCGCCCTTAGCAGCTCCGTCGAGACGGTTCGGGCGAAATTCTCGGCGCTTGAAGTCGTTGCCATGACGACCCTTTCCAACATTACAAATTCTGCCCTGAACACGGGAAAACGGCTTGTGTCCGCCCTTACGATCGACCCCATCAAAACCGGTTTTCAGGAGTATGAGACCCAGATCGGAGCGGTACAGACCATCCTGGCGAACACCCAGCACGAAGGAACCAATCTTCAGCAGGTCAACCGGGCGCTGGATGAGCTGAACACCTATGCGGACAAGACGATTTACAACTTCACGGAGATGACCCGGAACATCGGCACCTTTACCGCTGCCGGCGTGAATCTCCAGACATCTGTTGACTCCATCAAAGGTATCGCAAACCTGGCCGCTGTGTCAGGCTCCACCTCCCAGCAGGCGTCTACGGCCATGTATCAGCTCTCCCAAGCGCTGGCCGCAGGCAGAGTAACTTTGATGGACTGGAACTCGGTGGTCAACGCGGGCATGGGCGGCAAGGTGTTCCAGGACGCCCTGGTTCGCACATCCGAGCTGCTGGGCACCGGAGCCCAGAATGCCATCAACATGTACGGTTCCTTCCGGGAGTCTCTTACCAGGGGCGAGTGGCTCACCACAGAGGTTCTCACGGAGACCCTGAAGCAGTTTGCAGGCGCATATACCGAGGCGGATCTGGTGCAGCAGGGCTTCACGGAGGCTCAGGCAAAGGAAATCGCCCAAATGGCACAGACGGCAGAGGACGCCGCCACAAAGGTAAAAACCTTTACCCAACTGTGGGATACCTTGAAGGAGAGCGCCCAGTCGGGATGGACCGAGACGTGGGAGATTTTGGTCGGCGACTTTGACGAGGCAAAAGCGCTGCTGACGGAAATATCCAACACCATTGGCGGCATCATCGGAGAGTCTGCCCAGGCGAGGAACGAACTGCTCAGCGGCGGCTTGAGTTCCGGCTGGAAGCAGCTGCTGAATCAAGGAATCGCCGATGAAGCGGGCTTTATTGAGTCAATTCAAACGGTGGCCAGAGAGAGCGGCGACGCCTTTGACCAGCTGGTGGCGGGTTCGGATAGCTTTACAGATGCGCTGAAGCAGGGGTTGAAGGATGGAGTAATCTCCTCCGAAACCTTGTCCGAGGCTGTCTATCATCTCCAGGGGAAAATGTCCGGTATGTCCCAGGAGGAGCGCAAGGCCGCCGGATACACCTCGGAGATGGTGGAGCAGATCGAAACGCTGGCCGACAGTCTTCGGGATGGCTCCGTCTCCATGGATGAGTTTACGGAGAAGATTCTGCGCCCCTCCGGCCGGGAGAACCTGATCCAGTCGGTCTGGAACGCGGCCAAGGGATTGGTAAGCGTTATCGCCCCGATCAAGGACGCGTTCCGCGACATTTTTCCGCCCGCTACTTCCGACCAGCTCTACGCGCTGACGGAGACGCTGCGGAGCTTTTCCGAGCGATTGACGATTTCGGATGAAACCGCGGATAAATTGCAGCGGACCTTCAAAGGGCTCTTTTCCATGCTGGATTTGGGCCGTCAGGCAATTATGGCGGTGGTCAACGCGGTCATGCCTATGGCTGGAGGCATAGGGTCCCTTGCAGATGGTCTTCTTACGGTGACCGCCGCGATTGGCGATTTTCTGACCGGCATCAACGACGCGGCAAAGAAAGGTGAAGTTTTCAGTAAAGTGGCCCAGGGTATCGCGGATGCTCTGGGTTTCGTTGTATCAGGAATCCAAACCTTTATCGGGTTCCTCGGCGACGTCTTTGCCATCCCCGGCTTTGAGGCGTTCCAGGCGCTTCTCGGCCGCATCCAGACCCGAATCGGCCAGGTGATCGACGCGATCGGCGGCCTGGGATTTGGGGTGGACGATGCGGTAAATACCATGGATTCCGCCGTTGGAAACAGCAAATTCCTGCAAATGCTTCAGAGCCTGTTCAACGGCGTGAAAACCATTGCCAGCGGAATCATCGGCGTGCTCGGCGGCTTGTCCGCCACGCTGATAGACGCCATTGGCAACGCTGATTTCAGCGGAGTGATTGATTTACTCAACGGCATTTCTCTGGGCGGAATCGCGGTAGGCATCACCAAGTTCATGAACAGCCTGACAAGGTCTTTCGACGATGTAAAGGGTATTTTGGACGGGGTGCGGGGCTGCCTTGACGCCTATCAGACTCAGCTGAAGGCCGGAACCCTTCTGAAAATCGCCTCTGCTATTGCCGTGCTGGCGGCCGCGATCGTAACCATTTCTCTGATTGACAGTGGCAAGCTGACCGCTTCTCTGGGCGCCATTACCGTACTGTTTGCGGAACTGATGGCTTCTATGGCGGTGTTCAGCCGAATCAGCGGGGAGATAAAAGGAGTCATCAAAGGGACTTCGGCGATGATTGCGGTTTCCGCCTCGGTTCTTCTGCTGGCCTCCGCATTGAAGAAGATCTCCGACATTGAGCCGGAGCAGATGGTCGTGGCCCTTGCCGGGATCGCCGGGCTGATGACCGCGTTGGTGGCCGCAGCCAAAGTTTTGGGGAGCGGCTCCAGCTCCGTCATCAAGGGGTCCGCCCAGATGGTGGTGTTCGCCGGCGCAATCAAAATGCTTGCCTCCGCCTGTATCGACCTGGCCCAGCTGGACTTTGCCGGGTTGGCAAAGGGCTTGGCCGGAGTCGGCGTTCTGATGGCGGAGGTTTCTCTGTTCACGAACACGGTTAAGGTCAACAAGGGCGCCATGGCTACCGCGGCCGGGATTCTGGTTCTGGCCAGCGCCATGAAGGTCTTTGCATCCGCCTGCAAGGATTTCGGGCAGATGAATGCGGGCGAGCTGGTGAAAGGGCTGAGCTCTGTTGGAGCTGTCCTTTTGGAGATTACCGCATTCACAAAACTGACTGGAAATGCACAGGGGCTTATCTCCACCGGCCTTGCCATGATTGAGATCGGCGCGGCCATGAAGATATTTGCTTCCGCGATGGCGGACTTCGGCGGCATGTCTTGGGCGGAGATCGGGAAGGGCTTGCTGGCCATGGGCGGGGCCCTGGCGGAAGTGGCGGTCGCCATGAAAGCCATGCCGAAGAACTTGATCACCACGGGCGCGGGGCTTGTCACAGTTGGAGCGGCGCTGAATGTCTTGGCGGAGGCCCTCGGGGAAATGGGGGGCATGAGCTGGGAGGCCGTTGCGAAAAGCCTGGTTGCCATGGGAGGCGCTCTGGCTGAGCTGGCGGTCGGTTTGAACTTTATGAACGGGACGCTGGCCGGTTCCGCCGCTATGCTGGTAGCCGCAAGCGCTTTGGCGGTTTTGACCCCGGTACTCTTCACCCTGGGAAGCATGAGCTGGGAGGCCATCGCCAAAGGGCTGATTACCGTTGCCGGAGCCTTTACGGTGATTGGGACGGCCGGCGCGCTTCTCACGCCGCTGCTCCCCACCATTCTTGGGCTGGGCGGCGCGTTTGCTTTGATTGGCGTCGGCATTGCCGGCCTTGGGGCGGGGCTGCTCCTGGTAGGGACCGGATTGACCGCTATCGCGGTCGGCATCACGGGCCTGGCCGCCTCCCTCGGCGCAGGCGTGACCATTATTGTGGCGGGCTTGACCTCCATCATCACAGGCATCGCCGCATTGATTCCCGCCATCGCCCAGCAGCTGGGAGAGGCGGTCGTCGCCTTTGCCGGGGTCATCGCCAATGGCGCCCCGGCGATTGGAAACGCGGTCAAGGCGCTGGTGCTCACCCTGGTGGACGTCCTGGTGGAGTGTGTGCCCGCGATTGCCAACGGGGCTCTGGAGCTGATCGCCGGAGTCCTTGCGGCTCTGGCGGCCTATACGCCGCAGATTGTGGATTCCATCATGCAGTTCCTGATTGAGCTGATCGAGGGGCTTGCGCGCAACATTCCGACCTTGATTCGGGCTGTCGTCGACTTGCTGATGTCCTTCTTCTCCGGAATCGTATCCGCCCTGGGGAGCATCGACACCGACGCCCTTCTGAAAGGCGTCGCCGGGATCGGGCTTCTCAGCGGCATTATGGTGGCCCTCGGCGCGTTGGCCGGGCTGATCCCCTCCGCAATGGTGGGTGTGCTTGGCCTGGGCGTTGTTATGGCGGAACTTGCCGTTGTTCTGGCGGCTATTGGAGGCCTGGCGCAGATTCCCGGCCTCGACTGGCTGATTGGGGAAGGCGGCAAGCTGCTGCAAACCATCGGAAACGCCATTGGCGGATTTATCGGCGGTATTGTCGGCGGGTTTATGGGCGGCATATCCGGCTCGTTCCCGCAGATTGGCGCCGATCTCGCGGCGTTCATGACCAACGTGCAGCCGTTTATCGACGGAGCCCGTGGCATTGACGCCGCCATGCTGGACGGTGTAAAGGCGCTTACCGAGGCGATTTTGCTGATTACTGCCGCTGATCTGCTGGAAGGGTTGACCTCCTGGCTGACGGGCGGTTCTTCCCTGTCCGCCTTTGCCGGGGAGCTTGTCCCCTTCGGTGAGGCGATGATGAAATTTTCCAACAGCATTGCCGGACTTGACGGCAATTTGGTCAGCACGGCCGCGATTGCCGGCAAGACACTGGCCGAGATGGCGGCGACCCTGCCGAACCGCGGCGGCATCGCGGGGTTCTTCACCGGCGAAAATGACATGGACGAGTTTGGAAACCAGCTGGTTAGCTTCGGCGGGTCCATGATGCGGTTTGCCGCAAGCATCAAAGGGCTGGACGCCGACGCGGTAAACAATGCCGCCATCGCGGGGAAGACCATGGCGGAAATGGCAGCGGCTCTGCCCAATACAGGCGGAGCCGTGGCTTTCTTTGCCGGCGACAACGATATGAGCGCGTTCGGCGACCAGCTGGTCCCCTTTGGGGAGGCCATCAAAGCCTACTCTGACGCGGTGACCGGACTGGATGTGGATGCGGTTAAGAACTCCGCCATCGCCGGGCAGGCCATGGCGGAGCTGGCGGCCACGCTCCCGAACACGGGAGGCGCTGTCGCTTTCTTTGCCGGCGACAACGATATGGCGACCTTCGGAGCGCAGCTTGCCTCCTTTGGCGTCTCCATGAAGAATTATTCAAAATCGGTCAGCGGTTTGGATAGCGACGCGGTTGCGAACTCGGCCATTGCCGGAAAAACTTTGGTGGAGCTGGCAAACACCATTCCGAATACCGGAGGTCTGGTCGCATTCTTCACGGGCGACAACGATTTGGAGACCTTTGGCGATCAGTTGGTTCCCTTTGGAGAGGCGATGAAGGCTTATTCCGACAGCGTGACCGGCATGGACAGCGAAGCGGTCACCGCTTCCGCCACTGCGGCAAAGGCGCTGGCAGAGCTGCAAGCCTCCCTTCCCAATATTGGCGGGGTGGTGGACTTCTTCACCGGAGGTAACGACTTGGAGACCTTCGCAAACGGTCTGCTCCCCTTCGGGGAAGGGATGAAAGCCTATGCCGATTCCGTGACCGGGTTGGACGCGGGCGCTGTTTCCGCCTCCATTACCGCGGCCCAGGCCCTCTCCGCGCTTCAGGCGTCTCTTCCCCATGTGGGCGGGGTGCTGGAATTCTTCACCGGCGGAAACGACCTTGGGGCCTTTGCGGATGGAGTTCTCTCCTTTGGCTTGGCCATGAAAGCCTATGGCGGCGCTGTTTCCGGCATTGACGCCGGCGCGGTCTCCGCCTCGGCTGTGGCGGCTCAGGCCCTGGCCCAGCTGCAAGCATCCCTGCCCAACGTGGGCGGCATCATGGAGTTTTTCACCGGCGGGAACGATCTTGAAACATTCTCCGAGGGCGTCATCCCCTTTGGTAAGGCCATGAAGTCCTATGGAGAGGCTGTGGCCGGTATCGATGCCGGCGCCGTGGAGGCGTCTGGAGTCGCCGCCCAGTCGTTGGCAAAACTTCAGGGTGCTTTGCCGCAGGTTGGCGGGGTCATGGAGTTCTTCACGGGAGGAAACGATCTCGGTAAATTCTCGGAGGGCATTGTGCCCTTTGGCGCGGCCATGAAATCCTATGGGGAAGCCGTGGCCGGTATCAACGCCGAGGCGATCACGGCTTCTGCGGTTGCCGCCCAGTCCCTGGCCCAGCTTCAGACCGATCTGCCCAATGTGGGCGGTGTGATGACCTTCTTTGATGGCGGCAACGACCTTGGCACCTTTGCCGCGGGTATTGTCCCCTTCGGCGCGGCTATGAAGTCCTATGGAGACGCCGTGGCGGACATCAACACCGGGGCTATCACCGCCTCGGCAGTGGCGGCCCAGTCCCTGGCAAGGCTGCAAGAATCCCTTCCCCTGGCGGGCGGAGTCATGGAGTTTTTCAATGGAAGCCATGATTTGGCCGCCTTTGCCGCCGGGATCATCCCCTTCGGCGCGGCCATGAAGTCTTACAGCGACGCCGTGGCCGACATCAATCCCACTGCCGTGGAAAGTTCCGCCTCCGCCGGTCAGACGCTGGTGGAGCTGGCCAACACACTTCCCAATACGGGCGGGCTGCTCTCCTTCTTTACGGGAGGAACCGATTTGACTGCCTTTGGAGACGACCTCACGGCCTTCGGCGCAGATCTGGCCGCCTATGCGGAGGCCATCAAGGATGTGAAGCCGGAAGCGGTAACGGCCTCGGCCAACGCTGCGAGCGCGCTTTCCAATTTGGCGGCCGGCCTTCCGGACAGCAGTCTGTTCGACCAGTGGTTCGGCGGGGATCAGACGCTGGCGTCCTTTGGCGCGGATATTTCCAAATTCGGCGCCTCCATGAAGGATTACTACAATGAGATTTCCGGTATTGACCTCGGCAAGTTGTCCGACGTCATCACCCAGGTCTGGGATCTGATCAAGCTGGCGGAAGGTGTAAACGGCGTCAACACCAGCGGCCTGACCAAATTCGCCGACAGTATGAAGAAGATGGGCGACGCCGGGATTTCCGGATTCACCGACGCCTTCTACAACTGCGGCGGCACCGTAAACAGCGCCGTGGTCAGCATGCTGACCTCCGTCCGCGGTTCCATCACGTCGAATATCCCGGTGGCAAGCTCCGCCATGGAGACGCTTGTGGAGTCGATGGCGGGCATCGTGGATAAAAAGGTCGTTGTGATTGAAAACGCGGTTGACGGCATGATGCGGAACCTTACCGCTTCAATTCTATCGTCTTCCGGCTCCATAAAGGCGGCAGCGGGGACGGTGGCGTCTGCGGCCGTATCCCAAATCAACAGCATGAAGCCCGAGTTTGAGACTGCCGGTGAAAATGCCGGACAGGGCTTTGTCAAAGGCATCCGCTCTAAGTTCAGCGCCTCCAGTTCCGCGGGCCGCAGTCTGGGCCTTGCCGCGCTGAACGCGGCGAAAAAGGCCCTGGACAGCCATTCTCCCTCCCGGGAGTTCATTTATCTGGGCGAGAACATCGGTGAGGGCCTGGCCATCGGCGTCGACAACAGCATCGTCCCGGCCGCCCAGGCCACTTCCGACATGATCGGCGAGGTCATCGCCGTCAGCAACAAAGGCATCGACGCCTGGAAGGACTGGGTGGACGAGAAGACCTATTACGACGAGCTGAGTTTGAAAGACCAGCTGGCCGGATGGGAAAACCTTCAGAAGCGGTACAAAGCCGGTTCTGAGGAGCGGAAGCAGATCGACCGGGAGGTCTATCAGCTTCAAAATGAACTGGTGGCGTCCACCTATCAGGCTTCCCTCGACTGGATCGAGGAGGAGAAATACTACAACCGGCTGAGCACCGAGGAGGAACTGGCCGCCTATGAGCGGATGCAGTCCCGGTATATGGAGGGCAGCGAGGAACGCAAGAAGATCGACCGGGAGGTCTATACCCTTCGTAACCAGCTTGTGGACGAGTCCTATCAGAACTCCATGGACTGGATCGAGAAGGAGAAGAACTACGGCCGAATGAGCCTGGCGGACGAGCTGGCCGCCTATAAGCGTGTTCAGAGCCGGTATGCGGCGGGCAGCAAAGAGCGCGAGGAGATGGACCTGAAGGTCTATCAGCTGGAACAGGAGATCTATGAGGCCCAGAAGCAGTATATCGCCGACGTCCAGAGCGTTCAGGAGTCCGCCAACCAGAAGCGCATCCAGCTGGAGCAGGAGTATGCCGACAAGGTTCGCTCTGTCAATGAGCAGCTGGAACGGGATATTCAGTCGCTGAACGACCAGTATCAGAACGCGGTGGAATCCCGCACCAACAGTCTCTACCAGTCCTACGGCCTTTTCGATGAAGTTACAAAGAAGGAGGCCGTCAGTAGCGATACCCTGATGAAGAACCTGGAGGGGCAGGTGCAGGAGTTCGGCGAATGGCAGGATATTCTGGGCCAGCTCTCCGCCAGGGGGGTTGACGCGGACCTGATTTCCGAACTCCAGGAGATGGGGCCGTCCGCCATCGAAGAGATCCGGGCGCTGAACTCCATGAGCGACGACGAGCTGGAGAAGTACGTCTCCCTCTGGTCCGTCAAGCACGCTCAGGCCCGGGAACAGGCCACCTCGGAGCTGGAAGGCCTCCGCGTGGAAACCCAGGAGCAGATCGCTCAGCTGCGGGTCGACGCGGAAGCGGAACTGGAGGAGTACCGCATTACCTGGCAGGAGGAATTGTCCCAGTTGGAAGAGGACACAGCCAATCAACTGGCGTCGCTCCGGCAGGAGTTCGCGGAAAACGTGGGCTTGATCAAGAAGGACACCGAGGCCGAGATGCAGGAAATGACCGAGGCGGCCACGAAGATCCTGAAGGAAGCCGGATGGACCGAGACGGGACAGCAGATCCCCGCCGGTCTTGCGGAGGGCGTCTCCCTGTCGAAATCCGCTTTCCTCGATGAACTGACCAGCATGGCGCTGGCCGGCGTAGAGGCGGTCAAGAGCACGCTGAAGATCAATTCTCCCTCTCGGGTCTTCCGGGAGCTGGGCAACTTTACGGGGCTTGGCTTTGTGACGGGACTGGCAGACTACGCGAAGAAGTCCTACGCCGCGGGGGCGAATGTGGCGGAGTACGCCGCAGACGGCCTTTCCAACGCCATGTCCATCGCGGCCGAACTGCTCAGCGGGGATATGGATGCTCAGCCTACGATCCGGCCGGTCCTCGACCTCTCCGACGTAATGCGCGGGGCGGACGAGCTGAACAGCCTGTTCTATCCCCAGCGGACCATCGGCCTTGCGGGGCAGGCCAGCCTGGCCTTTGCCGAGTCCGGCCGAAGCGGCGGAACGGTGGTCAACGTGGACAACGGCGACATTGTGGAGGAGCTCCGCGCCCTTCGGAGTGAAATGGCAGAAATGACGGAGCGAATGGAACGGATGCGTGTGGTCCTGGATACCGGCACGCTGGTGGGCGAGATGGCAGGACCCATGGACAACGCCCTCGGGCAGAGGGTCACGCGCAGAGGAAGGGGGAACTAAGCTTGTACCATTCGGTTACCTTTGGGGATAAAAACACCTGGGACGACTGGCGGCTGGTTCCCGCCTCCCGCCCCGTGTTCAATCCTCCGGCCCAAAAGGTAAAGACGCTGGAAATACCCGGTGGGGACGGGGTGATCGATTTATCCCAGTCTCTCACCGGGTATCCGGTGTATCAGAACCGGACGGGCTCCATTGAGTTTATCGTGATGAACGATTTCAAACCCTGGCACATGGCCTATTCCGACATCATGGACTATCTGCACGGCCAGAAGCTGCGGGCGATTTTAGAGGACGACCCGGAGTATTTTTACGAGGGGCGGTTCGTGGTCAACGTCTGGAAGTCGGAAAAGGACTGGTCGCGCATCACCATCGACTATGACGTGGGGCCCTACAAGTGGTCGGTTCTGTCCTCCACGGACGACTGGCTGTGGGACCCCTTCAACTTTCAAAATGGCGTGATCCGGCCGGCTCTGTTCAAGGACATCGCCGTGACTGCTGAAAAGAGGACCATCCGGCTGGAGGCCGCGCTCTTTGGGCGGGCCCCGGTGTGTCCGCAGTTCTTTGTGACCAGCTCAGACCAGAGGGGCGTACACATCCGGTTTGTCAACCCAACGCTGGGGCTGGATGAGACAAAGCTGCTCACCGACGGCACCATCCAGTTCCCGGAGTTTGTGTTCTTCGGCGGCCAGGGAGCCACATTGGAGCTGTGGTGCGACACCGGCACAGGCACGGTCTCGGTGGATTTCAGAGTGGGGAGGCTGTGAGGGATGTATAGCATTTACGCGGACGGTGTGTGCATCTACAACGATGTGTTCTCGCTGGACGACATGAAGGTGGTCAACCCCAAGCTGACGCTGGAGGACAGCGCGGCCGGGTCGCTGGAGATGGCCCTCCCCTACACCAACAAGGCCTACGACACCATTGTCCGCATGGTCACGGATATTTCCGTGAAGAAAAACGGAGAGGAGATTTGGGCGGGGCGGGCGCTCTCGGAGAGCAAGGACTTCTGGAACAACCGGGTGCTCTACTGCGAGGGAGAACTGGCGTTTTTCAACGATTCCGTTCAGCCTCCGGCGGAGTATGCCGGAAAATCGATCCGGGAGTATCTGGAGCAGCTGATTGCCGTTCACAACTCCAAAGTCGGCGCCAACCGGCAATTTGCCATCGGCGCGGTGACGGTAGTGGACGAGAACTTCCCCACCTACTACACCAATTACGAGAAGACGATGGAGCTGCTCAACGCTTTGGTGAAAACCTACGGAGGCCATCTCCGAGTCCGGAAGGCGGATGGGGTGCGGTATCTGGATTACCTGAAGGAGTACCCCGACACTTGCAGCCAGGTCATCCAGTTCGGGTCCAATCTCATCGACTTCACCCGCAACTGGGATTCCACGGAGTATGCCACCGCCATTATCCCGCTGGGCAGCCGGCTGGACGACAGCCCCATCGAGGCGCTGGACGCCTACCTGACGGTGGAGAGCGTGAACGGCGGGGGCCCCCCTGTGCAGGCGGGCCGGGGGGTCCGGGGGAACTGCTGGAAACGCCACCGGCGGGGGAGGGGGGGACGGGCGCCAGCCTCTATGTCCAGTCGGACGAGGCGGTGAAGCACTACGGCTGGATCGCCAAGACAGTCAGCTGGGACGATGTGAGCGACCCGGAGACGCTTCTGGAAAAGGCCAGGGAGTATCTGGCAGACCTCCAGTTCGACAACCTGGAGCTGGAGCTGAGCGCGCTGGATCTGCACTATCTGGACGTAAACACAGAGGCGGTCAAGCTGCTGGACGAGATCCGGGTCATCTCCCGCCCCCACGGCCTGGACCGGATGTTCCCGGTAACCAAGCTGGAGATCCCATTGGATCACCCGGAGAACACCCAGTTCAAAATGGGGGATTCGGTACAGGTCAGCCTGAGCAGCGTGAACAATCAGACCAACGCCGCGGTGCTGGAGAAGATCGAGGGGCTTCCCAAGGCCCATTCCATTCTCAAGGAGGCCAAGGAAAACGCCACCGAGATCATCAACATGGCCACCACGGGCTACATCACCATCACCCGGGACGAGTATGGCTCGGATACGCTTTATATCTCCAACGTGCGGGACTACACCAAGGCAGACAAGCTGTGGAAGTGGAACATGAACGGCTTGGGGTACTCCAATGATGGAGGGAAGACCTTTGGGCTGGCCATGACCATGGACGGGTCCATCGTGGCCGACTACGTCAATACGGGCGTGCTCAATGCCGATGTGATCCGGGCAGGCGTGCTCAAGGACGTCAGCGGGAACTTTTCCCTGGATATGAAAACGGGCACGCTGACCATGAAGAAAGGCTCCATCAATATCGGCGGGAATTTTATTGTGGACGAGCAGGGAAATCTGACTGCGCGGCGGGGCACCTTTGCCGGAACGCTGGTAGCCGCCAAGGGCTCCTTCGGAGGCGTGGTACAGGCGGAGGATTTTCTGGACCCCTATGGAAACAGCATGCTGACGGGCGACAAGTTCAAGGCGGATTATCTGGACCTTTACGGCCTGACCGTGAGCAACAAGAGCACGGGAGCGGTGACGTTCGCCGTGAGCTCCAACGGCCTTGTCACCATCAACGGCAGCGTGACCATGGGAGCCGGGAGCAGCATCAACTGGGCCCAGGTAAGCAACCAGAACATCAATTCCAATCCGGCCTATTCCATGGCCAACGACGCCTACAATCTGGCGGACGAGGCCTATGACTACGCCGACGACGCGTACTCCCGGGCCGACCGGGCGTACAAGCTGGCGGACTCCATTGAGATGCCCGGCTACATCAAGAGCACCTATATTGACCAGACCACGATCCGTTCCCCGGTCATCGAAGGCGGAGAGTTCTACGGCGAGGAATTCAACATCATCGCCGGGAGCGACTTTGGGAGCTTTAACCTCTACGGCCCCTATGGGCCCAGCCGATACCATATGCTGGCCATCGAGTATTACGAGGGGGACGCCCCCTACATCGACATTTACAGCCCCTGCGGAGGCTATATCACGATTGGCAACCGAGGCAGCGGCGGTGTCGTTTTCTTTGAGGGGCATGTGGATTTCAGCGGCGCGACCGTCCGAGGTCTGGATTTTGGAACAGGAGAATAATGCCGTTATGAAGAAAAAATTAAAAAATTCCGAAGTGCTCGTATATCTGAAGTCGCTCAAGCCCCTGCTTGCCCGGCGGGACAAGATCGGATATGTGGCAGCCCGGAATTACCGCTTTCTCTCCAATTCCATCGTGGAGTTCGAGGCGATTCGCTTAAGCCTGATCGAAAAGTACGGCGAGAAGGGAAAGGATGAGCGGGGCGCGCCGACCTATACGCTCAAAATGGATTCCCCCAACTTTCAGCAGTTCTGCGACGAGCTGGCCCCGTTCAATGAAATGGAGCATGAGGTGGAGCTGATGATGGCGAAGTATGACGACGCCGTTGGAAATTTGTCGGGGGAAGAGATTCTGGCGATCGACTGGATGCTGGAGGATTAGGAAGGGGTGAGTTAATTTGGCCGACATCAGCAGTTATCTAAAGAAAATACTGGAGGCTATCTATGGCGAGGAGGTGCGCGGGTCCATCCACGACGCCCTGGCCGCCATGAACAAGGAGTCCTCCAGCGCGATGGAGTTTGCGGCCACGGCCAAGGACTCTGCCGCCGCCTCCGCCGAGAAAGCCAAGAGTGAGGCCGCCGCCGCTGCCCAAAAGGCGGAGGAGGCCAAGGACTCCGCCAAAGACGCCCAAACGTCCGAGGAACGGGCCAAGGCCTCCGAGACCCAGGCGGGACAGTATTCTGACAACGCCATCGATGCGGCAAGCCGCGCCAAGGAGTCGGAGACCAATGCGGCTGATTCCGAGAAGGCGGCGATCCAGAAGGCCCGGGAGGCGGAAGAATCCAGAAATGCCGCCGCTCTGAGCGCGTCCGAGGCAAAAGCCGCTGAGGAGCGGGCCAAGAATGTCAAAAATGAGGTAGAAGCTCTGGGCGGTCAGGCAGCGAAAGATGCGAAGGTTGCTCAAGCCGCCAAGGAGGCCGCCGAGAAGGCAAAGGAGGCCGCCAAGCTCAGCGAGACCAACGCCAAGGAGTCGGAAACCGCCGCGCTGGGGGCCAAGGATGCCGCGGAGGCCGCAAGCGGCAAGGCTCAAGCCGCCAAAGAGAGCGCCGAGGACGACGCCCTCTCCGCCGCGCAGGCCAAAGAGGATGCCGAAAATGCCAAACTGGCCGCGGAACAGGCCAAGACCGGGGCCGAAGAGAGCGCCGGAAACGCCGCGAAGAGCGCTTCCAAGGCAGAACAGTACAGTGGGAAACCACCCAAGCCTCAAAATGGAACCTGGTGGATCTGGGACGCGGAAACTGGCGCATACTACGACACAAAAATCAGCTGTGAGCTGCGGGGGCCCATTGGCGTGGGCATCGACGACATCCAGCTGACCGAGGGCGACCACTCCCCCGGCAGCACAGACGTTTACACCGTGCATCTGACAGACGGGTCCTCGTACAACATCTCGGTCTACAACGGTCTGAATGGAACGGGCGCGGGGGATGTGCTGGGCATCTCCTTTGACCTGGTCATCCCCAAGAACGGGTGGAAGGACGGGAGCGTCACCGTCGCCGACAGCCGGCTTTTGGCCCTGGCGACCCACAAGTATTTTCTCAGCGCGGAGGAGGCCTGCAAGGAGGAGTTTATCGACTGCAACGTACAGCCGAAGGACATCACCGCCTCCGGCTTTCTCGTGTTTACCTGCGACACCGACCCGGCGATGGATTTGACGGTTCATCTCATCCGGTTCGAGCTGTCCGGCAACGGGGCTATTCAGTAAGGAGGTGCGGCCCATGGAAATCGCAGTCAAAGAAACCTATGCCCATATGCTCAAGGATGAGAGTCTGGTGCAGAACGCTGAAACCCTCTACATCGTGGAGTTCCTCTTTGATAAAAGCTGGGATGGCTACACAAAAACGGCCATTTTCAAGGCCGGCAGCGTGGAGCTGTCCGTGAAGCTGACGGACGACCGATGCATCATCCCCGCCGAGTGTTTGAAGCAGGCGGGGGTCAGTCTTCACATCGGCGTGTCCGGCGTCAAGGGCGCGGAGCAAAAAGCTACCGTATGGTGCCTGACCAGCCGCATCATGTATGCCGTCGATGCAGCCCAGCTGGTTCCGCCCTCCCATTCCGGAGGAGACATACGGGCTCAGATTCTGGAAGTCATCCGGGAGAACACGGCTACGGACGAAGAAGTGGACGCGGCCCTGGACGACGCGTTCGCATCCGACTGGACGCCCCCGGACGACCCGGAGCATCCGGGGAATACGGCCACCGACGAAGAGGTGGAGGACGTTCTTGACGATGTTTTCGGCGACGAGCCGTAAACAAATACATTTAAGGAGGACATATCTATGTCTAAGCACACTACTCTTGACCAGCTGAAGATGCTGGCCCAGCGCACCAAGGGCGAGATCGATAAGGTCGACTCCAAGGTGACAACCCTGTCCGACCGAGTGGACACGCTGGAAGGCGCGGGCGGCCAGGCCAACGTCCTGGAGGGCGTCAAGGTCAACGGCACCGCTCTGAAAATCGTTGACAAGATCGTCGATATCCTGATCGCCACCGGCGCCACCAACGGCACTCTGGCGGTGAATGGTATCGATGTGCCTGTCAAGGGTCTGGCTGCCCTGGCCTACAAGGCCCAGGTGTCTGAAGCCGACCTGGACTCTGCCCTGACTGCCGTTCTGGCCGCCAAGGCCGCCAAGGCGGATGTGGACGTCCTGATTGGCACCGACACCGGCAAAAGTGCCCGCACCATTGCCAATGAGGAGCTGACCAAGCAGCTGATCCCCGAAGGCGCCCAGGAGTCCCTGGATACCCTGACTGAGATTGCCCGGTGGATTCAGGACCATCCCGATGACGCTGCCGCCATGAATACCGCCATCGCCAAGCTCAATGAGATCGCGGCCGGTATCGGCGGCGAGGAGGACGACTACGCCACCGTGATGGCCGCCATCGAGGGCAAGATCACCGCCGCTATGGCCGGCATCGCCCAGGGCGCGACCAAGGTAGAGAAGTCCGACGTCAACGGCAACATCAAGATTAACGGCCAGGAGACCGTGGTCTACACCCACCCCGCCGGCTCCGCCGTGGAGGCCGGATTCAAGAAGGTGGGCAGCGACGCCAATGGCCATGTGGTGCTGGGCGACGCTGTGACCAAGGAGGACATCATCAAACTGGGCATCCCCGGTCAGGACACCACCTATGAGAAGGCCACTTCTAAGGCCGACGGTCTGATGTCCAAGGAGGACAAAGCGAAGCTGGACGGCATGGCTGTGGCTGAGGACACCGAGGTGCAGTCCATGCTGGATGAGGTCTTCGGTGCCACTGAAGAGGAGCCTTAAACGGCTCTGGTAAGGGGGATGGGGCACGGATTCCCGTCCCCCCCCCCCTTTTTTTTTATATTTCCCGAAAGGAGCGCTCATATGGCAGAGAAACAACTCACCACCATAGAGCAGTTACGGGCACTGGCAGAGCGAGGGAAACAGGACACCCTGATCCGCATCAACGAACTATTGGACTCGATGATCCCTCTGCTGGAAAGCGCGCAGCATGCCGGCATCACCGTCACTCTGCCGGCCGAGAAGTGGAGCGGCAGAGCTCAAACCGTGCAGGACGAGTTCCTCCTGGCTGACGGCAAATACTGGTACATTGTATGCGCCGACGCAGACTGCTTTATGGCGGCAAGCGAGACCGGCGTAAAAGCCGATAACATTACAACGGACGGTCAGGTCACGTTCCGGTGCGAGGTCACCCCCACGGAGAACCTGACGATTTCTATTTTGCGACTGGAGGTCGAGCAGAGCAATGAGTAACGCTAACGTCGGCAAGGTTTTCAACATGACCGGCGGCAACGGTGGCGGCGGCGCTCTGAAGCTGGAGACCCTGGCAATTACCAAGCAGCCCAACAAGACAATCTATAAGTCCGGGGAGTCCTTTGACCCGACCGGCATGGTGGTCACGGCGGGCTATGGGTATGGTCTTACTTCGGATGTGACCGGCTACACCATTTCGCCTCAGGTTTTGACGGATGGGGTCACGGAGGTGACCGTTACTTACACGGAGGGGCGGATCACCAAGACGGCCAGCGTACCCGTGACGGTGAAGAAGGTGCTGGTGTCCATCGCCATCACGGCAAACCCGACAAAGATGACATACCGGTATCTGGAGAGCTTTGATCCGGCCGGAATGGTGGTCACAGCCACTTATTCGGACGAATCCACGGAGGAAGTCTCCGGATACACCCACTCCCCGGACGAGTTCTCCGCACTGGGGCAGCAGGCAGTGCAGATCCAGTACGCCTACGAGGGCGTGACCAAGACCGCAAGCCTTACGGTGACGGTGAACCCCATCGAGGTGGCCGTCCCGGTTCAAAATGGAGCTCCGACCTATGACGGAGAGACCAAGACGCCGGCGTGGACCGGATATGACACCGGAAAGATGACCATTTCCGGAGAAACCAATGGCGTCAACGCGGGCACCTATTCCGCCAAGTTCGTTCTGAACTATGGCTATGTATTCCCCGGAGGGCAGAATGAGGCGACCGTAAGCTGGGTTATCGACCGGGCGGTCATCGCTTCGCTGCCGAAGCAGAGCAATGTGCTGGCGGCCAATGGAAAGCCCCAGTCCCCCACCTGGGACAACTATGACACCAGCAAGCTGACCATCGGCGGAGAGCGGTTCGGCACAGAGGCCAAGGACTATACCGCCACCTTTACCCCCACGCCCAACTACAAGTGGTGGGACGGCTCCACCGGGGCCAAGGAGGTCATCTGGACCATCACCAGCGTTATTGTACCCATCCCGGTGCAGAAGGGCTCTCCCGTTTATACGGGCGCGCCGCAGACGCCGGAGTGGGACAACTTTGACCAGGAGAATTCCTCGGTATCGGTGACGCCCCAGACCAACGCGGGCACCCATACCGCCACCTTTACCCTGCTGAAAGGCATGTGGTCGGACGGCACCACCGGGAAGAAGACGGTAAACTGGACCATTGGCCGGGCCAGCCTGGCGGCGGTGCCCAAGCAGAGCAGTGTGCCGAAGTACGACGGCAACCCCAAGACCCCGTCCTGGGACAGCAGCTATGACAGCAATAAGATGACCGTTTCGGTGGAGCCCCAAATCAACGCCGGGACGGGATATACCGCCACCTTTACGCCGGACTCCAACCACCAGTGGTGGGACGGCGAAGTGGGCGGCAAGACCGCGACCTGGTCCATCGCCAAGGGCGACCAGGTGGTGACGGTAAGCCCCGCGGCTGTGACCCTGAACAGCAGCGCCCGAAGCGCCAAATTCACGGTGACCCGGAAAGGGGATGGCGTGATCTCCGCCACCTCCAACAATCAGAGCGTGGCTACCGTGAGCAGCATCAACCAGGTCACGGGGGAAGTGACAGTGAACAGCGTAAAGGACACCACAGGCACCGCCACCATCACCGTCAAGGTGGCCGAGGGGGCCAACTATCTGGCCGGCGCGGACAAGCAGGTGCAGGTCAAGGCTCAGTTCGTCACTATCTACGGCGTGGAGTGGGACTGGACCAGTGGCGGCTCCACCAAGGGCAAGCGCACGGACGGGGCGGCCGGGTTTGGCGACCCCAATCCGGCTGTGAACAACGGCGGCGGTTCCTCGCCCTTTGACAACCTGTACCCCTGGAGCGGAATGGTGAAGGAGACCCGGACCGGCGGCGTGATGGTGAAGGAGCCCAAATACTGGTACAAGTGGACCAAAACGGGGAAGAAGCTGAAGCTGCAAATCGCGGACGGCCCTGTGGAGGGATTCCATGTGGACCCGGTGAACATGGACCGGGGCGACGGCCTTGGCGAACTGGATTATTCCTATATCGGACGTTACCACTGCGCCAGCGGCACCTATAAGTCGGAGACCAACAAGGCACAGCAGGTAGATATTACCCGGAGCACGGCCCGGACTCGCATCCACAACCTGGGGACGAACATCTGGCAGATGGACTTCGCCCAGTTCTGGTATGTGAATATGCTGTTTCTGGTGGAGTTTGCCGATTGGAACGGTGAGCGCATCGGCCGGGGCTGCTCCCGTTCCGGAAGCAAGGAGAACAATGGACGGACGGACGCCATGCAGTACCACACGGGAACCACGGCGGCCAACCGGGATTCTTACGGGTTCTGCCAGTATCGGAACATCGAAGGCTGGTGGGATAATGTGTACGACTGGATGGACGGGTGTTATTACACCAGCAGCGGCCTGAACGTCATCAAGAATCCCAATCAGTTCAGTGATAACTCCAACGGTGTTCTGGTAGGAAAGCCGCCCGCCGGTTACCCCAGCGATTTTGCAATCCCGACCCAAAGTGGTCTGGAATGGGCACTTTACCCCACCGAATCTTCTGGCAGTACGACTACCTATGTCCCGGATAGCTGGTATTTCGGCGGTAGTGGCCCGTGCCTGTTCCATGGCGGTTACTATTACCAGTACCAGAGTCGCGGGCCTTTCTACGTGGTCTGCAGCAACGCGTCGAGCTCCAGCTCCAACATCGGCTGTCGCCTCCAGGAACGCCCGCCGAAGGCGGCGTGACCTAGTCCCCTGTGGAGGAGGGGGTTTGGGGTGAGGGGACCGCAGTCCCTTCCCCCAACCTCCGCCGTTTTTCAATTTCAAAATGGAGCGTTTTTTGCTCTTATAAACCGCTTTTCCTTTGGTAAGGGGAAAACGCGGGGTCAACTTTGCAGCAGACGATGTCCCGGATAACTGGAATTTCAACGGTAGTAACCCGTGCCTGCACCATGGCGGTAACTATAACCAGAACCAGAATCACGGGCCTTTCTACGTGAACTACAACAACACGTCGAACTCCAACTCCAACATCGGCTGTCGCCTTCTTGAAGCAGACGCAGGTCGAAGGACCTGTCGGGTATGGCTAAACCTCCTTTTGGTAGTCAGGGTTCCTCACCCTTTCTATTACGCATCGTTGACCGCGCAGCACTTGCTGAAGATGAGCCGTCAGGACACAGCTTAGTACACTTCGGGCCGGGTCCCGCCCCGGAACCACCCGCGGCGATGGAACAGTTGTGAGGCTACAAGGAGGAACACTATCCCTGATGAAACGAGTTAGAATTTACCAACAAATCATCTCCGATGAAAATCTTCGCCTGGCCATTCAGGAGGTCAACCGGGGACACCGGCGCAACGGCGACCACAGCCTGAATAAGAAGGTTATGGAAATCGAGGCGCATATCGATGAATATGTGGTGAAACTCCGCAAGTTCATCGAAGACCTGGTGACCGGGGACGAGCATATGCATAAACCGCTGCAACGGCGGAAGTGGGACCGGAACGCGGACAGTGGCAAGGGAAAATGGCGGGATATCAACGAACCGCTTTTGTGGCCGGACCAGTATGTCCACCATGCGGTGGTGCAGCCCATGATTCCACACATCAGGCGGAGCATGGACAAGTATTGCATCGCAAGCGTGCCGGGGCGAGGCAACTCCTATGGCGTAAAGGTTTTGAAGAAATGGATGAAGAATGACCCTGTGGGCACCCAATACTGCGCGGAGTGCGATATTCACCACTGCTTTGTGGAGGTGGACCCACCGTATGTCATCCATGCGCTGAAACGTCTGTTCAAGGACCGGGAAACGCTCTGGCTGTGCGACGCGCTGATGGAGTATGGAGTCCTGATCGGCGCGTTCTTCTCCGCATGGTTCCTGCATCTGCTGCTCCAGCCGCTGGATCTGATGATCCACCAAAAGCAATACGGCGTGAGCCACTATCTGCGGCAGATGGATAACTTCACCATCTTCGGCCCCAATAAGCGGAAGCTGAGGCGGCTGCTGGAGGACGTCCGAGCATGGCTGGCCGAGGTGGGTTTGCGGTTGAAGGGGAATTGGCAGATCTTCCGGGTTGGCTTTACGCCGAAGGTGGAGAAAGCCCACGATGTCCTGCCTGAGAAAAAGCAGCGGCACCGCCGGCCAAGAATCCCGTCTGCGTTGGGCTATCGTTTCGGGCATGGGTACACGATCCTCCGAAAGCACAACCTGTTCCGGCTCAAGCGGGCGCTGCACACCTACTACCACCGGAGAGACCGGAACCGGGTCATCTCGTTCAAGAGGGCATCCGGACTGATCTCAAGACTGGGGCAGCTCCGCAAGTGCAACAGCCAGCGAATATTGGAGCGGTATTACCAGCCGAATACCATGTTCAATCTCAAGAAAGTCGTCCGAAGGGAATGTCGGCGGCTGCAACGATTATATCCGCCTTATCGGGCGGCCTGAAAGGAGTGGCACCTATGAAAGTACAGGGAATGGTCGATCCGGGGAAGTTTACCGTGGAGCAGATCCCGGGAACCAACCGAAGCCTTGTACGGCTGTTTCAAAATGTGAAACCGATAGAAACCGAAGAGTTCACCGGATATGAGTACGACGAGTACCATGTGGAGGTGGAAACTTGGGACGGCATTGTCCAGAACGTCCGGGACAACTATGAGGAGTTCCTGAAGAAAGGCATGGACAATGAGATCGACCTCAGCAACGAGGCTCTGTATCGTGCTCAGAAAGAGCTGGCATCCTATGTGGAACTGGCCAATGCGATTCGGGAAGGAGTGAACGGAGTTGACTGACAAGGAGTTTGTGCTGACCACTATGCGGGAATACGGCATGCGCCGGGCCCAGGATTTACAGGAGACCTCCGAGGGCATGACGGGCACCGAACTGTACGAGAAAGAGGATTATATTCCCGACTTCTCCGCCGCGGTCGCCAAGAAGAACATGCTGGAGCGCAAGGCCGGCAAGACGGACGGGTTCCTGTGCCGGTCTTCGGCTGGGCGTATTGTACGCCTTATCCAAAACTACAACAGCGACACCTACCCCCAGGAGCCGGAGGAACTGCCTGCCCAGTGGGGGTTCTACTGGTCGGATGATCCTAAGAAGGCCCTCCCCTTCGTCACCATGTCCACGAGTCCGTACATGACGGGAAATTGTTGCACCCACAACGGCCATGTGTGGCAATCCGGGCAGGACAACAATGTGTGGGAGCCGGGGACGGTCAATGTGAAGTGGACGGATCTTGGCACGATTGAGGAAGTCATGGGCGCCTGATCCGCGACATGGCGGAGAGGAGTTACATCTTGACGATCAAAGAAATTCTGCTGAGCGGGAGCGGTTTGCTCCTGATTCTGATGACCCTGGTACAGATCGCCCCCATCAAAATCAATCCGTGGTCGGCATTGGCTAAAGCCATTGGGAAAGCGATCAACGCCGATGTTTCCAACCGGCTTGACGGCATCGAGTCAAAACTGGACGGGCACATCAAGACGGATGACCGCCGTACTGCGGACAATCTCCGGGCGCAGATCCTTCATTTCAACAATGAATTGCTCCGTCCCATCTATCATACCAAAGAGGAATTCATTGAGGTGCTGGCCAAAATCGATGAGTATGAGCGGTACTGCGAGAGGAACCCGGATTACCCTAATAACCGGGCTGTTCTTGCCATCGAGAACATTCGGGAGGTCTATAAGGAGCGTCTGAAAAAGAGGGATTTCCTTCAGGAGAGCCAGCCCCGAATGGACGAGGGTGTTCCTCGTAATTAAGAGCGGAAAAAGGTGTAGGAGAGTCGGTTATTTCTTGACTACTCCTACACCTTGACCGTTCGGGCCCTGATATTGCTGGATTTTGAGTTTTCATGATATATTCCTTTCCGTTTGATCAAACAAGCTATGTAATCATTTCATGCGGATTTCTCCGCTTCATTCCGGTGACCAGCCGTTCGCAAGCTGGCACTCTATATTAAAGTTCTCTCGTCCATCAGCTGCGAACACACCTCGTGGCCACGAAGAAGGTGAGCTGATTTCGGAGAAAGTAGTTTAACGTCTTGCTCAGGACGTTTTTTGTTTTAGTCGTTGGCGATCTGCTCTAAATCGGCGAAAACTTCGCTGTAGTAGCAAGAGGCTAAATCGCTGAGACTGTGAGCGCCGTAACGACGGAACACAGAATCAACCACGGCTTTGCCGTACTCGGCTGCCACTCTGGAAGCGGCATTCTCGATGTTGATGATCCAGTCTCTCTTGGATAATTTCATGAATTTCACCTGCCTTTCATCGATCTGCTAAAAGGATACCAGTCGGCAATAACACTTCAAATAAGGCCAGAGGCAGGCAAAATAACACTTTTAACACTTCGAATAACACTTTTTGAGGAGTGAGTTTTAGTTAGTTTACAACTTGTTAGAACTTTTGTTGCCTTTGAATGATTGTTTTTGTGAATTTATGTGATATAATAGAAAATGTATAAGTGTAGCTGCGACTTGCAGCATGGAGAAATGAGGTGACGCAGTGGTTCTTACAGATTTTTGTAAAGGGATATATCCATCCTGTCCCACAATCACTAATCGAGAGAATTTCATGGATGGATTGTTTAAGGCAGCAGGTGGAACTGCGTATATATCTGTCAGCTATAAAAGACAGTTGTACAGCGGAGATAAAGTTTTTGTAAATGCCCAGAAATCTGATCTTCGAGGACATGACAATCAAAAAACGCTGGAAGACTTCTTTTATGAGAATATCGATGACAACAAAGTCATGGATGTGTTGCTGGCGTTTAACGTACCTGAAAAGAATGAGCCAAATAAAAAAGCCCTCTCCACAGCCTTAGCGCTGCAGATGAAGGCACTGATTGATTGCGGTGATGACGAAGAAGCTGACGACCTTATATTAGCTGCATATCAGGAGGCCAAAGCTGCGCCGCCAAATAATGAAACGACGGTATCGGTCTTTAAGCCTCTGTATCCGGGTGACGATGTGTATGTAGGCACAAATCCAACATATAAGATTCAGAGCCACCAGACCGTGAGTCACACGTGGTCGATTATGAATACTGGCAAGGTTACATGGGTAGGCAGAAAACTTGTGTATCGTCGTGGCCCGAAGGATAGACCGGAGGCTGCGCCTTCAGAAATTCCAATTCCGACCGTCAAACCGCAAGAAAGCGTAAAAATAACCACGACCTTTGATGGCCGTGGCTTTGATGGAGTTTTTCATTGTTTTTGGGAGATGCAGGACTCCGATGGAGAAAACTGCTTCCCGAAAAGAGATTCATTATTTTCAGTAACAATCGATGCTAAATTCAAACGCACGTAAGTATGGAGGGAAATAGCGTGAACGAGCAAGTAGTAGAAAAATGGGTAACCTTAAAAGAAGTGCAGGAACATCTTGGTGTAGGCCGTGAAACAATCCTGCAGTGGATTGCCAAAAGAAATATGCCTGCTTACAAGGTTGGACGTCTGTGGAAGTTTAAACTGTCCGAAGTGGATGAATGGATTCGCTCCGGTGGTGCTGCAGACAATGCAAAAAATGAAGAATAAGTCCCAAATATCGGACAGTATATATGATTTAATTAGTATGGCGCAGTGCAAGTAGCTGCTCATACAAATCAGAAAGGAACGAAAAATTATGGATAATCAAGTGCATAATGCAATTGTTAATTTTATATGGGGAATCGCAGACGACTGCCTGAGAGATATTTATGTTCGTGGCAAGTATCGTGATGTTATTCTGCCGATGACCGTTATTCGCCGTTTGGATGCCATGCTGGAGGATACCAAACCGGCAGTTCTGGAAATGAAGAAAATGCTGGATGATGCGGGTATCACAAATCAGTGGCCTGCACTCTGCAATGCTACTGGACAGGCGTTTTGTAATGCTTCGCCTTTCCGTCTGCGTGACCTTACCAGCCGTGCAAAGAAACAGACGTTGAAGGCGGATTTTGAAGCGTATCTTGATGGCTTCTCTCCTAATGTGCAGGAAATTTTGGCAAAGTTCCAGTTCAGAAATCAGATTGACACAATGATCGAAGCTGATATCCTTGGTGCTGTCATTGAGAAGTTTATTTCTCCTGATATCAACCTTAGTCCTAATCCTGTTTACAGAGATGATACAAAAACGCAAATTAAGCTGCCTGCTTTGGATAACCACGGCATGGGCACTGTTTTTGAAGAACTGGTTAGAAGATTCAATGAGGCAAACAACGAAGAGGCTGGTGAACACTGGACACCTCGTGATGTTGTAGATTTGATGGCCGACCTTATTTTGGTGCCTGTTGGCGATCAAATTATGGATGCTACATATTCTTGTTATGATGGAGCATGCGGTACGGGAGGCATGCTAACTGTTGCACAAGATAGACTTTTGACGTTGGCAAACCGCCGTGGCAAAGAAGTATCTATTCATTTGTTTGGTCAGGAAGTACAGCCGGAAACTTATGCGATTTGCAAGGCAGATATGCTTTTGAAGGGTGACGGTGACCAAGCAGATCACATTGCTTATGGGTCTACACTTTCTGCGGACGGCCATGCAACTCGTCAATTTGACTTCATGTTGGCGAATCCACCTTACGGAAAGAGCTGGAAAGTTGATGCTGAAAAGATGGGTGGCAAGAAAGATATTCTTGATAGCCGCTTCAACGCTTATCTGGAAGATGGCACACCGCTGTCCATGATACCGAGAGTGAGTGATGGACAGTTACTATTCCTTTTGAATAATGTCGCCAAGATGAAGAAGGATACTCCTTTGGGAAGCCGTATCGCTGAAGTACATAACGGATCATCAATTTTTACCGGCGATGCAGGAAGCGGAGAAAGCAATGCCCGTCGTTATTTAATCGAGAACGACTTGGTGGAGGCAATCATTGCACTTCCTGAGAATATGTTCTACAATACCGGCATCGGAACATTTATATGGGTACTTTCAAACAAAAAAGAAGCTCGTCGTGTGGGTAAGGTGCAATTGATCGATGCTACAGGTATGAAGTCGCCACTCCGCAAAAATATGGGTAAGAAGAATTGTGAATTTACACCTGAAATCCGTAAAGAGATTATGCGCATTTTCCTTGATATGGAGGAAAGTGATGTCAGCATGATTTTCGATAATAATGAATTTGCTTATTGGACTGTGACAGTAGAGAGGCCTCTGCGCTTGAGAGTGTTCCCTGAACGTGAGCTTCCCGGTAACATCTTCAAAAATGCAAACGAATACGAAGAGGCAAAGAAAGCGATTGCGTGTGCAGCCAAAACTGTTCCGTTGGATGATTGGGCGGCCTTTGCAAAGGCAACTAAGCTGAAGGCGGCTTTGTTGAAGAAAATCCGTCCTCTTATTACTGAAAAAGATGCTACGGCCCAGCCTGTGATGGGTGAAGCCGATGCGGATCTGCGTGATACAGAAAATATTCCTTTCACCTATGACGGAGGCATTGATGGCTTTATTAAGAACGAAGTCCATCCATACGCACCTGATGCTTGGGTTGATGAAAAGAAAACGCAGATTGGATATGAAGTGAGCTTCACAAAATATTTTTATAAGCCAATCGAATTAAGTGATGTTCATGCTATTAAACAGAAATTAGTACGACTTGAAGCTGATGTGGATGGTATGTTAGCTGAAATAATTGGAGGGTGATTTATGATGACATATAGTGAATATAAATCAGTTCCTCATTTATGGGATATAAGTATACCCTCACATTGGAAAGTACTTCCTTTATATGCAATAGCAAAGGAAAAATCAATTTGCAATTGCACGGATTTACAACTTTTATCCGTGTATTTGGATGAAGGTGTAGTGCCATTTTCTACTCGAACAGAAAGACGTACAAATGCAACAAGCGCTGATTTGTCGAAGTATCAAAGGGTAGATGCTGGAGACTTTGTTCTGAATAATCAGCAGGCTTGGAGAGGCTCTGTTGGAGTTTCAAGGCATACGGGAATTGTCAGCCCAGCCTATGTTGTATTGCAAATGGACGACACATTGATATCGGAATATGCTAATTATCTGCTCCGAAGCAGGATAATGGTTGATCAGTATTTGATAAATTCAAAAAGCGTTGGCTCTATTCAAAGAAATATTTACTGGCCAGCATTAAAGAGAGTTTCTGTTTTGGTGCCATCTATTGATGAGCAGAAAGCCATTGTGAGATTTCTTGACTGGAAAGTATCTACTTTCAATAAGCTGATTAACGTTAAAAAGAAAGAAATCAAAGAAGTGACTCGATTAAAGCATTCGTTGGTTAGCGATGCGGTTATCCACGGCATCAGTCCTGATGTTCCGATGAAATATAGTGGAGTTAAGTGGCTCGGCGATATTCCTGCTCATTGGACGATGATAAAGCTGAGACGGATTCTTAGTCCTGTGAGTGTGAAAAATCATCCCGAACTTCCGCTTTTGTCGGTTACCCGTGAACAGGGTGTTATTGTTAGAAATGTTGAAAGCAAAGAAGAAAACCACAATTATATACCAGATGATCTCAGCGGATACAAAGTTGTACGCAAGGGCCAATTTGCTATGAATAAGATGAAAGCATGGCAAGGCTCCTACGGCATTTCTGATTATACAGGAATCGTTAGTCCGGCATATTTCATCTTTGATGTCAACTTTGATAATCTGGAATATTTCCATTTTGCTATTCGCAGCAAGGTATATGTGAATTTCTTTGCACAGGCTTCTGACGGAATTCGTGTAGGCCAGTGGGATTTGCAAATGGATAAGATGAAGGAAATTCCTTTTATTATTCCGCCTGCTGAGGAGCAGATTGCGATTGTAGAGCATGTTCGTTCTGCTATGCCGAAATATGATGCCCTGATCGAAAAATTACAAGAAGAAATAAAAACTCTTGAAGAATATAAAGCAAAGCTGATTGCAGATGTCGTAACCGGGAAAATCGATGTGAGAAATGTTGAAATTCCTGATTATGAGTTCGAAGAGGAGCTTGGAGAAACAGAAGATGCAGATGACGATGAGGATGATGCATCTGACGAGGAGGTGTAAAACATGGCATTTACCAACACAAAGGAAAGTGGTCTTGAGGCCCTTATCGTAAAATGGATGGTAGAACAAAACGGTTATGAACAAGGTACGAATGCTGACTATAACCGTGAGTACGCTGTGGACGAAACACGCCTGTTTAGATTTTTGCAGGACACGCAGCCTGATGCCCTTGAGAAGTTAGGCGTTTTCAAATCTGCGCTGAAAAAGAAGCAGTTCTTAAACCGTCTGCAGGGTGAGATTGCGAAGCGAGGCATTATTGATGTTCTGCGCAATGGCGTAAAAATCTATCCGGCAAATCTCATCATGTTCTATCTGACACCGACCGAGAATAATACCAAGGCCAAGGAGATGTTTGAGAAGAATATTTTCAGTGTCACCAGACAGCTGCAGTATTCTATGGACGCTACCCGTCTGGCACTTGACATCTGTTTGTTCATCAACGGCCTACCGGTCATCACCTTTGAACTGAAGAATCAGCTTACAAAGCAGGATGTGGACGATGCGGTTGAACAGTATAAGACCGACCGTGACCCAAGAGAGCTACTGTTCCAATTCAAGCGCTGCATGGTGCATTTTGCCGTTGACGATGCACGAATCAAATTCTGCACAAAGCTGGACGGTAAGAGCAGCTGGTTCCTGCCTTTTGATAAAGGCTACAATGATGGTGCTGGTAATCCTCCGAATCCAGATGGCCTGATGACAGACTATCTTTGGAAGGACATTCTTGCCAAGTTGAAGCTCAGTCGCATTATTGAAAACTACGCACAGGTTGTTGTTGAAGAGGACCCGGAAACCAAGAAGAAGTCTGTAAAGCAGATATTCCCTCGTTATCACCAGCTGGATTGCGTAGAAAAATTGCTGGCTGACGTAAAGGAAAATGGCATCGGCAAGCGTTACCTGATTCAGCACAGTGCTGGCTCCGGTAAGTCCAATTCTATCTCTTGGCTGGCCCATCAGCTGATTGGATTGGAGCAGGACGGTCATCCGATGATTGACTCCGTGCTGGTTGTTACCGACCGCCGTATTCTGGACAAGCAGATCCGTGATAACATCAAGCAGTTTATGCAGGTGGCAAATACGGTGGCTTGGGCTGAACATTCTGGCGATTTGCGCAAGGCAATCCAAGACGGAAAGCGAATCATTATCACAACAATTGAGAAGTTCCCTTATGTCGTGCCGGACATCGGTGCGTCCCATAAGCAGAATCGTTTTGCAGTTATCATCGACGAGGCTCATTCCGGCCAGAGTGGACGTAACTCTGCGCAGATGAACTTGGCCCTTTCCGGCCTTGCCTCCGAAGATGAGATGGATAACGAGGATAAAATCAATGCAATGATGGAAGGCCGTAAGCTGCTGACAAATGCCAGCTATTTTGCTTTCACGGCTACTCCGAAAAATAAAACGCTGGAGACATTTGGTGTTCCGTATCAGGATGGCGACGATGTGAAACATCGCCCATTCCACGTATATACAATGAAGCAGGCTATTCAGGAAGGCTTTATTCTTGATGTGCTGAAATACTACACACCGATTGCCAGCTACTACAAACTTATGAAAACGGTGCAAGATGACCCGATGTTCGATAAGAAGAGAGCGCAAAAGAAGCTGCGTTCCTTTGTAGAAAGTGATTCTTATACCATTGCTCAAAAAGCAGAAATGATGGTTGAGCATTTCCACGAGCAGGTCATCGCTAAAGGAAAAATTGGTGGACAGGCCCGTGCTATGGTGGTCAGCTCCAGCATTCCTCGCTGTATCGAATACTACTATGCAATCAATAAGTGCCTTGCAAACAGGCATAGCCCTTACAAGGCAATCGTGGCATTCTCTGGAGAACACAAGTATCAGGGACAGGAGCCTGCATTGACTTCTGCAGCTATCAACGGTTTCCCGGACGCTAAGATTCCAGCCACCTTTAAGACCGATCCATATCGTCTGTTGATTGTTGCGGATATGTTCCAGACCGGCTTTGACGAGCCTCTGCTGCATACGATGTATGTGGACAAAATGTTGTACGACATTCGTGCCGTACAGACTTTATCTCGTCTTAACCGTTGCCATCCGCAGAAGCACGATACTTTCGTATTAGACTTCTTCAATAAGCCTGCAATGATTGAAGAGGCATTTTCGAGATATTACAGGACCACTTTGCTTTCCGGTGAAACGGACCCGAACAAACTGTATGATCTAATCGCAACGATGGAAGATTATCAGGTTTATTCTGAGACCCACGTTGAGAAGCTGGTTGACCTGTATTTGAATGGCGCAGAGCGTGATAGACTCGATCCGATTCTGGATGCTTGTGCAGCTATTTATAAGGACCTTGACACAGAAGATCAGATTAAGTTTAAGAGTGCTGCTAAGGCATTCTGCCGTACATACGGTTTCCTTGGCGCAATTCTTCCTTATGGAAATGCAGATTGGGAGCGTCTCTCTATTTTTCTGAATCTGCTGATTCCGAAGCTGCCGTCGCCTCGTGACGATGACTTCTCCGAAGGCATTCTTGACGTTATTGATTTGGATAGCTACCGTCTGGAAGCACAGGAGTGTATGTCTATTAAGCTGGAAGATGCGGATTCTGAGGTGCCTCCGGTACCGGCTGGTAAGACCGGACATATCGTCAATCCAGAAATGGACCTGCTGTCTATTATTCTGAACGACTTCAATGATATGTTTGGCAACATCAACTGGAATGATGCAGATAATGTCCGCCGACAGATTCTTGAAATTCCAGATATGGTGGCTAAGGATGAGCGATATCAAAATGCAATGAAGAATTCCGATGAGCAGAATGCCCGTATGGAAAGTGAACGTGCGTTGCAGCAGGTCATCTTTGCAATCATGGCGGACAATATGGAGCTGTTTAAGCAGTTCCAAGACAATCCGTCCTTCAAGAAGTGGCTCTCTGATTTGGTATTTAATATGACCTATGAGCCACAGGGCAAAAAGCAAGGTGCAAAGAAAACAATAAACTATTCAGATTATCAAGCTCCGGCAAGTAAGGTTGCTGAAGAAACGGCTCCTTACGGAACGGACAAGAAATAATTTAGGGTGAGGAGGCGCAGTATGGCAGAAGCGCTATCGAAAACATTAACACATGGTGACTTCGATTCGGTCTTTCAGGAAGTTCAGCAGCCGGAAACGGTTAGCTGGACCACCGAGGGAGAACTGCGCCTTTTTCACCTTGTAATTCGTAATAACAAAATCAATGTGGAGGATTTGAAGGCTTATCTGTATATGAGCATGGGAGACTATGTGTTTTCCAGAGCAAAGCTCGAAAAGTTCAGTCAGGCCGGAAATAGAGATGCTGTTGTATCGCAGGCGTTGCGTGTGATTAAGAAAAACGGCGGTGCTGATGTTCAGGGTACTGGTGGCGAATTGGGCGAGGTGCTAAATTACACTTTCATGGAAGAAAAGCTCCATGCACCGAAATTGATGAGCAGAGTCGAAATTAGCACTGACGGAAAGCAGTATGACAGCATCGCTGACAGCATTCATCTTTTAACCAGTGGTGTGTCAGGACGCCCGTACCATCAAGTAGTGTTTGGCTCTTCTAATATTGTCGGTGACCTCGGTTATGCCATTGACGGTGCTTTCGAGAAAATTTGCCGTATCGAACAGCACGAGGTACAGGAAATTCACATGGCCAATCAGCTTATTTTTGAACGCATGGCTACAGATGAAGAAGCTGCACTTGTGAAAGATATTCTTGTTCCGAATCCTTCAAAAACCAATAGATACAACACATCGTATGGCGTGTTCCTTGGATACACTTTGGGCCTTGGTAAAGACTATCCGGTTCACGAATACGAGGAACTTGCCGAACAGAAAATGCAGGCTGACATAAAGCGTTATATTCCGTATATTCTCCAGAAGATTCAGGATTGCGGCTTGGGAATGCACTCGTTTTATATTTATGTACTACCTTTTAACGATGCCGAGGAAGAAAAGAAATCCATCATGGAGGCGGTGCTGGAAGGAGATGTTGCCTTGATATGAGCGAAGAAAAGAAAAAATTAGGCGACGCCATATTCGTTGACATCGATAGCAACGAGTATCTAAACGAAATTCATGAGAAGATACTTTTTAATTATGCGTTGCGCCTATTTCAGCTTGAAGCGAAAGGAAAAGTTAAAGAATTTGACCTCTTGGACGCACTGCGCTTTGCAGATCTGCTGTCCAAGTCAAATCATCCGGAAGCCAGTGCCAGACATAAAATGTGGGCGCAGGAGATTATTGTTCTTTTGAACGAACTGTACCCGGATAATTCTTTGGTCAAATTATATGCAGGCTCTGTGTTCTCCAGCGTTGGAAACCATAGAGGCTTGCAGAAGATTAATGCTGACTACAAGGACATTTCTACATTTGAGCGTGTTTTTGCGCAATATAGAAGTGATTACCTTACAATACCGGCAGACACAGATAAGAAATTTTTTAGCGAACAAAAAATTGCCTATGACCATTTGGATGACCCATGCTTTAGTTATTCTGGGCCTACTTCAATGGGTAAATCGTTTATCATGCGCATGTTCATTAAGGATGAGATCATCCTTCAGGGCGCTCAGAAAAATTATGCGCTGATTGTTCCGACAAAGGCTTTGATAAACGAAGTTCGTAGCAGCATTATAAATGATTTAAATGACAATCTGGAAAAGCGAAACTACCGTGTTGTCAGCGCAGCAAGCGACATAGCGTTGGAAGAAAATCACAACTATATTTTTGTGCTAACGCCAGAGCGTTTGCTTTACTTGCTTATCAGCAGGCCGGAGCTGCAAATTGATTACTTGTTTTTGGATGAGGCACACAAGCTCTCAGGTAAAAACAGCCGTGGCCCATTCTATTACAAAGTGGTCGACATGCTGCTGAAGCGGCCTAAGAAGCCACATTTCATTTTCGCTTCTCCGAATATACCTAATCCACAGGTATATTTGCGTTTGATGAATGATGTAATCGAGAACAACGACGAGAGCAAGCTGGCCTCCACGTATTCACCGGTTATACAAGTGAAGTTTTTGCTTGATTTATTGGGCCAGAAGGTTAGCGTTTATAATGAACATACGCAATCGGTTATAAAGGTCGCTGATATAAAAGCAGCAAATACATCCTTGAAAACTATGTTGCTTTATTTTGAAGCAAAGAATATGCGTTTACCAGAGAATGAAAGATCGCAGACTATCGTGTATTACAACGGTCGTTCAAAGGCAATCGCTGCGGCGAGAGATTTTGCTGACTCGCAGGGAGTGTTGGAGAAACACGATCCAGAGCTTGATGCTTTATCACGTGATATTACACGGGAAGTTCATGGCGATTATTATCTGGCAGGGATGATCAAAAAAGGCGTAGCATACCATATTGGTTATTTGCCCGCCTCTATAAGAACAAGAATAGAGACGCTTTTCCAGTCTGGAAAAATTACTACAATGTTTTGCACAAGCACCTTGCTAGAAGGTGTCAATTTACCGGCGGATAACCTATTCATTACTGATAATAAGATTTTCCGTAGTGCAATGAGTCCGGTTGATTTCAGAAATTTGATAGGCCGTGTAGGTCGAATCAGCTACAATCTATACGGAAATGTGTTTTTCGTTTCCGAAGAAAAATCTGTAAAGCCGGAAGATTATATCGAAATGCTGCAAACACCGGTACCGGAGCAGGAACTTTCTATAACGACAAATCCAAAAGTCATGAAAAAAGTAGAGAAGCAATATGTTGTCGATATCTTAAAAAGTGGAAGTTCTGTCATCCCACAGCGAGTGAATGCAGAGGGTGAGGCCCTTCAATCAGAAGAGTCATATGTTATGATGCGCAAATTCGGATTGATTTTGCTCAGGGATATCATGGAAGACAGAGACAGCCTTGTCCGCAGGGAGTTTTCTGATCTGCTGTCTGTCGCTGATGAGAATGACATTAGGGCGAAGTTTTCGGATTCTCCAACGTTACCTGATGATGACATTAACACTTCGGTCGACCAGACAAAAAGGCTTATAAAGGCCATTAGAGGCGGATTGGAATATCCTCCGTGCATCAACGGCGGCTTCAGATATGCTGATGTCATTGAGTTTCTAAACAAGCTCGCCACTATTTTTGAGTGGGACACCTATGAAAGATCTTCCCTTGGCAAGGAGTCATTGCGTAGATGGTATGCTGTAATTCTCTGTCAGTGGATGGAGGGAACGGGCCTTAGTTTTATTATGAAGAAGGCCATAGAATATCGCAGAGATCATCCGGAAAATTTCCGTGTGTCCATGTATCAACCGCCGACTACATATAACGACCGTTCCAAGGAACACCGAAACGTCGTTTTTGCAGAAACGCTGGAAGTTATTGAAAATATTATCTTATTTAGTATTTCTAACTACTTTCTGCGATTTTCGAATGAGTATAAAAAGATTCACAATGTGACCGAATTCGAAAACAATTGGTATGAGTATGTGGAGTTTGGTACCACCAATCCATTGACCATACTGCTGCAGAGAAACGGCTTCTCTCGTGAAGCTGCAACGTTCATTCGTGACCATCGTGAGTTTGTCGAAGAAGATGGTAGTACCGGAAGGTTAAGACTGAAGAACGAACTGCTATCGTGTGGTAACACAAGCGTAGAAATGGAAGCTGCCGATATTAAATATAATGCTCCCGGATTATTCACCGACAACGAAGACGATCCGGAAAATTGGAAGCTTTCGTTTATCAGAACTATCGAATGCCCGGATTGTGGGATTGAGTTTGAAGTCGATTTAGAAGAATATCTCCAAGATGTAAGTAGTTTTGAAAAGGAAAACGGTATGGGTCCTGATGCTGTATACAGCTTTGATAGCGATACTGATTGCGAATGCCCGTACTGCGGCAAAACTCTTCATATTACTGGATGGATTCGTGAATACCCAATAGGAATAGTGGATTCCGAAGAAATCGATGTTGAACTTTTTGAAGACGAAGAATAATACAAGGAGAACACCGATGAAAAAGATAGAAGGTTCACCGAAGAATCTAAAACAATTATTGCAAAATACGAAATACTCCATCCACTATTATCAGAGAGAGTATATGTGGCAGCGTAAGCATATCGAAGAGCTTATCGACGACCTTACCTCTGAATTTCTGGATAACTATAAGCCGGGTGATTCTCGTCCGGCTGTAGCGGATTATGGCGCATATTTTATGGGGTCCATCGTTTTAGCTGGACGTGAGAATGCTATTATCGATGGCCAGCAGCGCTTTTCGTCTTTGACATTGCTGCTGATGTATTTGAACAATCGCTTGAAGAAAATCGGTCAGAGCTACAACATGATCGAGACTATGATTTTTTCGGAGTCTTTTGGTACGAAATCCTTTAACATCAATGTAGATGACCGTCAGGAGTGTATGGAGGCTATCTTTAACAACAATGATTTTGATATGACGAACTGCGGCGAATCCGTGCGAAATCTGTATGGTCGCTACACGGATATCGTTGATGTGTTCCCGGCAGATATTACAGATGATATGCTTTTGCACTTCTGTGATTGGCTTGCAGAGAAGGTATTCTTTATTGAAATCGTGGCCACTACAGAACAGGACGCTCATAAAGTGTTCGTAACCATGAATGACCGTGGTTTGAGCCTGACATCTACAGAGATGCTGAAAGGTTACATTCTGTCTGAAATCAGGGACGATGCCGTTCGTGAAAAGATGAATGGCGTGTGGAAAGACATGGTCCTCATTCTGAAAAAGGACGATGATAAAGGAGACGAGACCTTTATTAAGGCATGGCTCCGTGCGCATTACGCTGAAACCATCCGTGAAACCAAAGCTGGTGCGGTTAACAAGGATTTTGATATCATCGGTGGCTCGTTCCACAAGTGGGTCCGTGATGAGCGTGATAAGTTGGGATTGGACTCCTCTGCGGATTTCGAACTGTTTATAAAGAAATTTGCCAAATTTGCTGAGGTTTACCAGCGCATTCGTCAGGCTGAAACTGTTTTTGCAGAAGAAACAAAATATGTGTACTACAATGCTCAGGTGAACTTTACTTTACAGCCACAGTTGCTTCTTGCGCCTATTTGCTACGAAGATCCGTGGCCTGTAATTATTGAGAAAATCAACCTGACAGCAAGATTTATCGATATTCTTATTGTATCCAGAGTAACCCATTATCGTTCCGTGGATTATAGTACCATTAAGAATTTCGTGTTCAATGTGACAAAGGACATTCGCATGTGCAATGTTGCAACACTAAAGCAGAAGTTGCAGCAGCAATACGATAATCTCGATTTTAAGCCGGAAGTGGCGTTGCCGGATTTGGGACTGAACAGTTTTACTAAGAAGTACATCAAAAACATTCTGGCCCGAGTTACCGGATTTATCGAAGAAAGCACTGGCGTTGCGTCCAACTACTGCAACTACATGAATACTCAAACTAAAAATCCGTTTGAAATCGAGCATATCATCACTGACCACTATGAGTGGTTTACTGATGAGTATGCAGATCAGGAAGATTTCAGACGCTGGAGAAATAGCGTGGGTGCATTATTATTGCTGCATAAGAGTATCAATGCCAGCTTGAATGACTCTCGCTACGGTTATAAGCTGAGTAAATATTGTTCCAATGAAGGTAATATCTACACTGAGTCTTTGGGTCAGCTCGCATACCAAAACAATCCGAAGTTCAAGAAATTTATTGCTGATAACGGCTTGAATTTCAAAGCCTACGATCAGTTTGGCAAGGCTGAAATTACGGAGAGAGTTGCATTGCTGGTACAGCTGGTGCGTTTGGTTTGGAACGACGAGATGTTTAAATAGGAGATGCCATATGACAATGTTGGAAAAACGCTTTGAACAGGAAATGATAGATATTTATATGACCGCTAAGAAAGAATGTGGTTATAACGCCAGTCGCTTTCTTCAAATGTTGGGCGCTAAGGGTGGATTAGCTGCGGCAAAGCAGCTGATAAGTAAACCCGGCGGCACGGATGGATTCACCACTCTGTGGGAGAATGGGCGATTAGATTTATCCGTAGAGGCCCATGTTCTAAAGCATGAATATGCAGAATTATTTACTGATGAAGAACGCAGAATGTGCCGGGAGAGACTTGAGCAATTCGGATATATGGCAAAGTAACAGCTTTGATAAAGGAGAACAATCCGGAAGGAGTGTGATTGAATGGATAATATTTCCAAGACGATTCAGACCATAGAAAAGATGTTAGAGCATCATGCGATAAAAACCAGCTTAACATCGTTGACCGTGCATTCTTTCCGACGTTTTGAGCCTGAAACGACAATAGATTTCTTGTTCCCGTTAACTGTTCTGGTCGGTAAAAATGGAAGCGGAAAAACAACCATCATGAAGATGATTCAAACATTGGTTAATTGCAGCAGTCCAGAGGAGATATTTTTTGAAACTGCAATCGATGACGGAGGAATGGAAAATGCCTCGTTTTCCTATCATTTTTTTGAATCAGAAGTTGATTGTAAACATGTTGGAGTAAATAAATGGAATATACAAGGTCAAATTCCGAGAACCTTGAAAATTATCTACTTGAATCCGAAAACTCTGATCGGTGCATTTGAGAAAAGTTTCCTATATGATGATATTGGGAAAAATCCAAAGCAAGCGAAAAAAGTCGATTATGTGATTAGGCAATCCAGAAAGGTTCTTCAAAACAAACAAAAAGAGTCTGGCAAGAAAAAGGAACGGTTATTAAGCGCTGAAACAGTCAAGTTGGTGAACGAGGTCCTTCAACTTAATTTAGAAGAAGTGCGAGTTATTGAGCATAAATATTTCAGTGGAACATGGGCGACGAATGTTATCTTTTCCGATGGCATTGCTTATTCCGAATATAATGCTGGAAGCGGTGAATTCCTTGTTGCTTTAATGCTTGACAAAATTTCTCGCTTGCCAGAAAATGCTCTGTTGCTATTAGATGAGCCAGAAGTGTCTTTGCATCCGGGTGCTCAGAAAAGATTTATGCAGTGCCTTCTGACAATCATAAAAAAGAAGAAACTTCAAGTAATTATGACCACTCACTCAGCAAGTATTGTTGAGAATCTTCCAGCCAAAGCCATAGTATGTCTAAGACGGTTTGATGACCAAATTATCGCCGAAGGGAATCTTAATTATCAGTACGCATTTACAGAAATAGAAGAAGGAATAACAAAAAAGCATATTATCGTAGAAGACTTGATGGCGAAGCGTATTTTGGATGGCATCATAATTGCAGAATCATTAGGAGAACATATTCAAGTTGATTATTTTCCGGGAGGAGCTGACAACCTTAAAGTACATACCATCTTTACATATGCCAAAACACATATAACAAATAGGTTTATTATCTTTGACGGTGATCAAAAGCCTACTACGGAAATACCGGATTTTTCTGAAGTTTTAGAAAAGGATAAAACACTAATATACTATAAGGATGTTTTGAGGGAGGTTGTCGGAGTTAAGGCGGATTCAATTGCATGGGGCATGGATGCAAATAGTAAAAGTGGTAGAAAAAATGAAGATCAAGAAAAAACACTTTTGGTAGAATACCTTGAATTCTTTAGAGATAATGTGCGTTTCTTGCCTAAATTGATTCCAGAAGATTTGATATTCAATTCCGATAAGTTACAGGCTATATGTGGCGATTTGCCGCCAGTTGATAGTATTGATGATTCTAAGGCAAAGCTAAAAGCTGTTGCGGATAGTACGGGATATGATTTCGGAAACTTAATCTCCATTCTGACAACATCCTTTATAAAAACCAAAAACGAGGATTATCAATATATACTGGCATTGTTGAAGTCGATTATTGAGAGATAAACCTTTAAATTTCATTAGGCGTTTTAATGATAGCAATTTATTGAGCAGAATGTCCGTAACGAAAGTGAACGAGCAGCTTATGAAGCGGTGGTAAACAGTGTGCAATGCATGATTGATCTTTTTGGAACAATCCCTCTTTCAGAAAACAGTTCTTTAGTGATGCCTTTAAGCCCAAAATCAGGCAAACAACTAATAGCATCAATGAAAAATCTGCAAATTCTATATGTGAAAAGCCGTCAGAAGCAGCATCTTATGAACGTGCCTCTGGCGGCTTTGCTTATCAATCGAAATCTAACTGTGGGGCCTCCGTTACGGTTCGCAGATATTCTTCCGGATTGCCATTCAAAATCAATTCCGCATAGGACAGCGGATCGTTGTAGATGAGCCAGTCCAGTTCAGACCGCTGGAAACGGCTATTTGCCACCTCATCCTCAACAGCGGTACAGTTAATGGAAATCATGTTGCTGTCAGAATATCTTAGTTCAACGTAGCCGGTATCCACGTTAAATTCACAGGAAAGTAATGTTTTCATAATTCTATCCTCCAATGTTGGCTCTGTTAACAAGAAAAACTCCCGCCTAATTCCTGTTAGGAATCAGACGGGAGTTTCGTATGCACCCGAAAACCGTCAGCTAACAGTTGATAAGTGATTTAGTTCCTTATCACTGTTAAGCCAATGGTTCCAGGGTTTTTCTTTTTGCCTTAAATTGCAAAATTTTAGTTCATTGCCGTCCCGGCGGCGTCCTAAATTTAATATTTTGCATTTCTGCCAATCATATTTTCGATGCTATAGCATGTCAAAAATTCATACTGGATGTCTGCCACCTGTGCAATAAGGAGCCAGGCATATCAAAAAGGGGGATGTAATTTTACATTCCCCCTTTATTATGTGGAAGAAGTTTAAACATGAATATTTTAGCAGTTTATGTCCTAATATATACAAAGAAGAGTTTTCTTGTCGCAAATTATAGCTCAGTGAGATTAAGGAACCAATCTATATAACTTGATATATTCCGCTGTAAAAAGAGAAATAAAAATTCTAAATATTTTTGCTGTTCTCAGCTTTCTATTTTGTTATTTCATATAGAGACATTTATTAAATAGAAACTCTAAATCTCATTAAGTGAGGAATATTTCTGGATATTTTTATACACTGGGCCGAAAAATAACTTATCCGTACGACAACGGGCCGCGGTTCGGCTCGTTTATGACGAACCGGTGGGGAAACTGACCGGGAAAAAGAACCGAACCACCGGCCCCATGGACCCGGCGGACTGTTATGTGCCGGGATTCGGGTAGAAAATAGATACCGTGTGCTTCCCAATGGCATGGGCTATGCGGAAATCCTGATCAGGCAGATGGGCATTACGGATGAGATGATTCGCAAGTACCGGGAGAAGTTTACACATGACGGGCTGGGAGCCTGTCTATAAGCTCTGGCTCGCCGGGGCTGGCTGGCTGCGGAGCCCGTCTATACCTGCATGGTACAACACACCAGAGAGACCCAGGAGGGCCGGGAACTGTGGGGGCGGTATTGGAGCGGCATCTCCGTTGGTTCGAGTACCACCTAGTACAGTCTAAACACATTGATAGACCCGGATTAGAGTACACATAAAGCTGATAATGGAGCACTGCATGAGGAAGTACCGGAACAGACTGAGGCGGATAAAGCAGTTCTGGAGCATCCGGTATTTCATAAGAATTCCGGGGGGAGCCTGGGAAGTGAAAAAAGACCTGCTGCATTCATGCAGCAGGTCTTCTTGAGTGCGCAGTCAAAATCAATACACGCCGTACTTGTAAACGCGATCGGGAACGTCCTTATTGATCTTGTCCTCGTCGATCATGGCCACGGCGCGGACGATGGTGCCGTCGCCCATATACCAGCGCAGCGGGAAGGCACAGAACATGAAGCGCTGTCCCT